AGGTCGTGGTTGAGGCAACGTGCCTGCCTGATACGATCCGTGTCACCCAAACGAAGGTGCTGACCAAGCAAGAGCCAAAGCGCAATGGGTGGAACTTTGACCAACTTGTCTTCGGTTCGTTGGTTGCTCTGCTCATCATCTACCTATTCAAGCGGTGGGTGGACAAGTTGACCGAATAAGCCCGTAGATAGCGTTTATTTGCGTTCTAATACACTTTCTACCCAAAGTGGTATGGTTGTATGGTTTTGCATATAATAACGCAGCAGAAGCAAGATTCCTTTCTTTTTCTTTGTCAAGTTTCTTTTTCTTTCAAGTACTTGGTAAGTTGACTTACTTGATAAGTTAGTAAACTTATAGTTTAACTATATAAGTCAAGTAACTTGTATAAAAAACAAAATAATCTTTACATACGCAAGTACCTATGCATAGATTATGCTAATTTTTAATCATTCTAAATAGTGAGCGACTACATTTTTTTGTATTGGGATGATTTACCTTTGAGCAAACCATCAGACAATGAGCAAGACACCAACGTACTACATCGGCAAGACTCTCGGAATAGAGGCGAAGGATGTGGTGATGGACTTCCAACCCGACAACTACAACATCGGGACTGCGCTGACCTACCTGATGAGGGCAGGTAAGAAGCCAAACAACCCCATCACCCAAGACATCAAGAAGGCCATTGCGCATCTTGAGTTTGAATTAGACCGCCAAAGAAAACAAGAGATCAAAGATGAGCAATCAGGAGTTAGCACAACAAGCGAAACAATCAATGTCAAGTATGCAGTACTATACTAATCCCGCCAAACGCAGAAAGATTGACTTTATCCTTGAGGAGTGTGCTTCTCTGTTCGCCAACTGCGGCAACTCGTATGCTGAACGCCAACAGGCGAAATACAAAGAGCAAGAGCTACTCGCAGAGGTAGCAAAACTTGATCATCACTTCGCCATCCAATGCGGATACCAACAGGCAGACTAACATCCTACAAGGTCACCGTAGGCAAAGTACCAAGCCTCAACGCCTTCTACGCATCAAAGCATTGGACAGTCCGTGCAAAGGCTAAAGAGAAGCATTGCGGTGAAGTGTTGCAACAACTGCAAGAGTACGACAAGTACGAGCTGAAGAACGTGCAAATCAAGTGTAAGGTCAACTACCGATACGACTTGGACAATAGCGTGATGGCTATCAAGTTCGCCCTTGATGCGTTCAAGCAATGGGGAGGGATAAAGGATGACTCACCCAAGTACGTCAACCGAATCAAGATGACCCACTCCGATGCCATCCCAAAGGACACCGCTGAAATTATTTTTGAGGGTTGGGTTGTAGATTCAGAATCTTGAGTATATTTGCTCAAATAAAAACCAATCACAATGACTCTCTCACTTTCTCAAGAAACATACACCCAAGCCCTGCAAGTGCAGCAGGCGCAGATCAAAGCACTCCAAGAAAAGGTAACCGAGCTACAAGCAAAGGTTGAAGTATTGGAGCAGCAAGCAATTCTATTCATTTAAAACCAATCAAGACAATGGCTAAAATCGTAAGCATCACCCCGAAAGGGCAATGGCAAGACCTGTTCAAGTTGGAACTCCGTTTTGATAACGGGGACTTCGGAACGGCATTCGCCAAATCACCGACCCCCTCTTATGCCGTAGGTGATGAGGTGGACTACACCAAAAACGAAAAGGGTACTATCAAAATCAGCAAACCGTTTGGCGGTGGATTTAGTGGAGGTTCAGGAGGCAGCTTCGCCAATACTTCAAAAGTGTCAGGTGATGAACGCTCCGCCTCCATTATCCGCCAAGTAGCTTTGAAGGCTGCGGTGGAGTACGCCTGTGCAGCAGGTCACGATGTCAATACCATCTTGGCTAACGCAGCAACATTCAATGAGTGGATGAACGGTAACCAATCAACCGCCACGCATCAAGAGCATTTTGCTTCACGCAACGAGAGTCCGTTCTGATTGGTTTCTTCGGACGTTGCGTAAGAGCCTCCTTCGGGAGGCTTTTTTATTTCAGTAATGTTTGTATATTAGCAACACCAATCAGAATATGAAACATCCCGACTTACTACCAAACGAAGCCTCGCTTCCCTACCTTCAAAGGGCGTTGAAGGGCAAATACTTTGACACAGGCAAGCTCGGTGTCTACGAGCTTGATGAGTACATCCGCTTCAAGGATGGCGAGTTCATCGTAGTCACAGGCCACGCCAACGTGGGCAAGACACACACGCTGATGTACTTGATGCTTTTGCAGTCCTACAATATGGGCAAGAAGTGGCTCATCTACTCGGCAGAAAACGAGGTCGCATCGCTCAAGCGAAAGCTCATTGAGTTTATGGTGTGCAAGCCCATTCAAGGAATTGATGAGCTTACGATGCACCGCAAGTTGGATTGGATCAACGAGTACTTCCAATTCATTGATGGCAACAGGCTATTCAACGCCTTTGACCTCATTGAGGTTATGGAGTCCATCAAGAATGAATGGGACTACACAGGTGCGCTTATTGATCCGTACAACTCGCTCACCACCGACCAAAAGAAGTTGGGCAAAACAGGGATGCACGAGTACCACTATGAGGTAGCATCCGCCATCCGAGTATATGCCCACAAGAACAACGTGACCACTATTGTGAATACTCACCCCGTTACGGAAGCAATGCGCAGAACGCACTACAAAGGCCACCCATACGAGGGTATGCCGATGCCACCGATGACCTCTGACATTGAAGGAGGAGGTAAGTGGGGCAACCGAGCTGATGCGGTAGTCATCATCCACCGATACTCGCAGCACGAAACGGATTGGATTTATACTCACGTCCACGTCCGCAAAGTCAAGGAGATGGAAACGGGTGGTAGGGTAACTCCGCTTGATACGCCCCTTGTTCTTCAGTCAATGATTGGGAACGTAGGATTCAAAATAAATGGGCGTAATTTGTTGACGCAAAAGAGAGATGAACCCGTTGAACTAATAAACCCTGACGATGTACCCTTCTGAAGAACTCCACGACCTTTACATCAGGGAGAAGCAACTGATGCTTTCGGGTACTGCGATATGGCTTGCCCATCAAGCAGCAGACAAATCCAAAGGGCGTGAGATACAGGATGAACTCCTTGACCACGTGATGAACTGCCACAACGCAGACCAACTCTTGCAGCAGTTTATTGACTACCGATTGTTTGCCAACCGTAAGCTCAACGAGGTAATGCTCGCCAATGCGCAGCTCCGTATCAACAACGAAGAAATGGTGATGGAGATAGAGCGACTGCAACGGATTATTGAGGACAACCTATGAAGCAGATATTCTCTCCTTTTCAGCAGTATGAATGCTTCCGTGTGGATGGCGTTGACTACATCTGCTTGGACTACCAAATCATCCAAGATTGGGAGGATAAACTTGTGGAGTGGTGCAGCTTCTTTAAATTCAAGAGGCTATCCGACCACAAGCACTTTGAAGTACCGATCACCAAAATAATAGAAACCACTAAAGAGGGCAGAGCAACACTCTGCAAATGCAAATGAGAGCCTTTGAACTACAACAAATGAAGCGAGCGAAGAACGCTTTGATGGCACGTCTTGGACTCGATGACAAGGACACACGCAAAAGAGAATACACACTCGCAAGAGGCGCATTCATCAATGCCTACCGACACAAGGCAACGCTGATGGAGCTTGGTTCAATCCTTGACCGTGACCATTCATCCGTAGTCCACGCCCAAAAGGAACACAAATCAAGACTCAATTACAAAGACTACCGATGGGCGTACAAAGTAGCCTGTGAGATCCGTGATGAGTACCCAATTGAGGTATTGGATGCGGTAGATATTAAGTCTCTTGAGGATGAAATCAAAAGGCTTAATGATATTGTAACGGAGTTAATTAAATATAAAGAGCTATATTTAACCCTGAAAAAGACATTTGATGAATTTTAACGTAGGCATTTACCCTATCTACGGCTTGGTTGTTGGTGTGAATTGGTCAAAGACCGACTACCTTGACGAAGAAGAAACCATCCAACAGGTACAGGTTGCACTCGGCATCATACTGCTCGAACTATCTTGGAACTCTTAAACGTACTCGCTGAACGTCACACCGATTGGATTCGGATGGTCAAGAGTTTTGGTGCAGACCAAGACCTTGCCAACGATATTGTCCAAGAGATGTACGTTCGCCTGTATAAGTACATTGACGAGCCTGAAAAAATAATGTACAACGAGCAAGAGGTGAACACCTTTTTTGTGTACGTTACGCTTCGGAATATGTACGCCACCTTGATGAAGGCCAAGAGCCGAATCGAGTTTGTAGACGTGAGTCAACTTGAAGATGAGCTGATCTTTGAAGATACGAATCAACAGGCTGAAGAAGCCATTGTCGAACTCTACGATGAGATATGGGAAAACACGGAGGAGTGGCATTGGTACGATCGCAAGATCTTTGACCTGTATCATAACACCGATATGAGTATGCGCACCCTCGCATCAAAAACAAAAATTTCAGCACGTTCAATTTTCAACACTTTAAAAAATGCAAGAGAACGAATCCAATCAGAATGCAGCGGAACCTACCAAGCGTGGAAGGAAGCCTCGCAAGAGTAGCGGTTTAGGAGACACGGTAGAGAAGATCACCACCGCCACAGGCATCAAGGCAGCGGTTGATTGGTTCAGCGAGACCACAGGTATCGACTGCGGATGTGATGCTCGCAAGGAGCGTCTCAATCAGATTTGGCGTTGGCGCAAGCCTGAATGCCTGACACAGGCCGAATACGAGTTTATTGGCACGATGAAGGATCGCAACGTAGTGACTGCATTTGAGCAGACTGAATTGAATAAAATCTACAACCGAGTATTTCACGACAACGTGCAAGCCACCAACTGCGGTTCGTGTATGCGAGGCCGACTTCAAGAACTCGTCACGGTTTACAACGCCTATTGATGATCTACACCATCGACATTCCCAACGATACCTTCAAGGCGTTAAACAAGAACGCCAAGATCAATCCGTTTTTTTACAAGACATACGTTGGCGAATGTGTGCGGTTGGTGTCGGACTACTACCAAACAACAACCAATCCAACGCCCGAAGGATGGGAACAGTACTACCAAGAGGTGCAGGGTTGGGATGGTTTGAAGGTGGTATTCCAAGAACTCAAGAAGCGACTTCCCGAACTTGAGGATCTGACGATCAAGAAGTACATCTTCCATCGTGTGATAGGTCAGACGTGGAATGGCTTTGCGAAGGAGCTGATGACCATTGAGGAGCTGAACTACGCATTCCCTGATGCGCATTTTGCACGTACCACATTCGAGGTGGATCACAACTACTGCATCGATGCCGAGATGTTCTTCAACAAAACGCTTCTGCTTGGCCTTCAGATCAAGCCTGAATCGTATCGTATGATGAACACGCCATATCAGCAGCGAGCAAAGGAGCAGCATCGGATCAAGAACGAGCAGTACAAGGAAAAATATGCCCCCTACGTTTACGTCTACTACGACAAGAATGGAATCGTGGACAGGGAGCAGCTATTCAATCAAATCAATTTATACCTACACTATGCCAATTCCAACACCTAACGCAGGAGAGAAGCAGTCGGACTACATTCAACGATGTGTGCAAGCCATCGCAGGAGAGTACCCTGACAACGATCAAGCAGTAGCAATCTGCTACACGCAATGGAGAGAGGGCAAATAGCCCTCTTTTTTATGCAATAGATATTCAATTTCACTCATAGTGTTGTGGGTGTCAATGCTTTGTGTACATTTGGGTATCATTTAAAACCAATCAAAATGAAACAAATATCTGCCCAAACCGTCAAGGTGTTCTTTGCGAAGCTGATTGCTTCTATCGTGATCATTGGAACTCTTATGGGTTCAATGGCAATTGTTGAATTTATCACAGGAATGTAAGATGCTATTTGAAATTGATGACCTTCAGATGTGGCTTGAGGACTCTCACGAGATGCCGCAAGCGTATTGGGATGCCGTAGAAGCAGGAACCGATCAGGAATACCTTGCGGAATGGCTTGGCTACGAATCGCCAATGAAGATGTACACCTATGAGATGATCATTGAGTACAAGGAAGAATCCTACAACGAGGATGGCTATACCAACACCACGAGCTACCCAACCTCGCACATCAGCAATCCACCTACCAAGATGGATATGGAGTTGTACTACAAGTGGGTCAATTGGGCAACCGAAGTAGCATCAGATGAATACTAAATCCAAAACCGCAATGACCCTATTCTTTGAGTACCATCCTGAATTCAGCGATGCCATCAAAGAGATGTACCTCAACATTGAACGCACTCATCTTGAATCAGCATACTTTACAGGTAAGGTGCAGCACGATTCGGGTAAGTCCGAGCAGCAGTTCTTTGACGAGCGTTACTAAAAATTTACTATCTTTAACAAAACCAATCGAATGAAAATCATAGAACTACTTGACGGCAGCACTTGGGATTTAGAAACCCTAAAGAGCCGTATGCACGATGATGACTTCTACTACGGCAACCTCTCAAAGAATGCCCTGTCATCTTCAGCTTGTAAATTATTATTAACCTCACCCAAGACCTACCATTACGTTACCAAGTACGGCAGCGAGGACTCTGATGCCTTCTCGGTAGGTAGGCTCGTTCACCTGATGGCTCTTGAGCCGCATCGTGTGGAGGAGTACAACGTGATTGAGGTGCAGAGCAAGAATGCAAAGGCGTGGCAAGAAGCAAAAGGCCAACGCAACATCTGCACCCGTAAGGAGATGGATGAAGCGCAGCGCATCGCTGATGCCCTACTGCGCAACGAATACTTTTTGTCAATGATTCAAGGCTGCGAGTTTGAGCAACCTGCAATCGGTATGATAGAGGGTATGCCATTCAGAGCAAAGGCAGATATCATCGCTGATGGCTTCTTGGCTGATTTGAAAACAACAACCGACCTACGAGCGTTCCCCTACTCGGCAAAGAAGTACGGCTATGATGTACAGGCGTTCATCTACACTCGGTTGTTTGGTGTGCCGATTGACAAGTTCTACTTCATCGCTATTGACAAGGCGAGCTTGGATGTAGGTATCTACTCTATCACTCCTGAATTTGTAGCAGAAGGCGAAAGAAAAACGCTTGAGGCCATCCAACTCTACAAGCAGTTCTTCATCTTGGGTGAGGACTTGGACTCGTACACCATCTTCGGAGAACTTTAACACCAAATAAAAATGACAACTTTAATCGCAATCTATCTTTTGCTCACGGCTGTGGATTCAGGAATCAGGTCATCACAAGAAATAGAAATTCAAAAAAAAATAATACATTTTATTTTAATGCTCATAAACATTTGGTATGGCGTGTGGATGCTTACTAACCTTTAACACCAAATAGAAATGAGAACTCCGCCCGCTTATGGCGCATTAGGATTCAGCAAGCGGAATGCAACCGCCCTGATTAACGGAGTCCTTTTCTTTAACACCAACGAGAAATGAATTGGAGAATAAAATTCAGAACTGACATCCACGACCTGTGGATATTCCCTGCCGTAAACGTATGGCGACTTGGAGGTACAAGTGGTCGTTGGGCAATTGGAATTTACTTCTTATGTTTCTCAATACAACGGCTACCCGAATGAAAGCAACACTTGTATACAACCTACCCGATGAGCAAGAGGAGTTCCAAGATGCAGTCAATGGTGCTAAATGGAAGTACGCTATGTGGGTAATGGATAACGAACTGCGAGCTTTGACAAAGTACGCTCCTGATTCAATGCCCGATATGGAACACGAAACGTACGAGAAGATTCGCACTACCCTTCACCGCATCCTAAACGAAAACGAACTAAACCTATGAGAGAGCAATTTATGCGTATCGCAATGGCGAGGCTACGCAGCACCTATCCATTCAAACCCCAACGCCAAGCAATCGCAGCTCGTATGTGGGTAACCTATCTTGAACGCTACGCAGCAAAGCAATGGGAGCGTGAGCAGATGCGCCAAGTCCGTGCTTGTGCTATGCACGCAAAGCAACAGGAATGGGATTTGATGGAAGAAGAACTTAACAAGCGGATGGACATCATCGGAACGAACGGCAACGAAGGAGAACACTATGAGTAGGCCTTTTGTTGTAGCCTTCCACAAGAAGAATTCGGGCGTCAGTTACCACCGTGTCTTTGCCCCGTTGATATGCCATCAGGAGGCAGATATATACTTCATTGAAAGCATCACCGACCTTGATCCTGAAATATGGCCTAAAGTCACCCACGTCTTTGCAAGCCGTACCTTCCCCGTTGATCCGTTTGATGACTTTGTCACCCTATGCAAAAGAGAAGGAATCAAGCTAATCTTGGATCAAGACGATTGGTGGGTTCTACCTCCCGCCCATCCCCTGCGTGGACTCTATGTTGACAAGGTAAAGGAGCGCATTGTCAAGTCAATCAAAGTGGCTGACGAGGTATGGGTCACCAACAAGCATCTCGCCTCGAAGGTGAGAAAGTACAACACCAACATCCGAGTCATCCCAAACGCCATCAGCGTACCCACTTGGCAGATCAACCGAGAGCCATCAGAGAAGGTTCGCTTCGGCTACATCGGAGGCAACCACCACCAAGCGGACATCCGTGAATCAACAATCGACCTCACGGGGTACGAGGCATTCGTTGCAAACGTAGACAACTACCCAACGATGATGAAGGCGAACCACACGCTCAACACCTTCCCGCCAAACTCGTACCATCGCCTGTACGACTTCTTTGACGTGAGCCTTGTTCCACTATCAACAAGCGAATTTGCCAAGTGCAAATCACATCTAAAGATGCTTGAGGCAGGATTTAGCAAGTGCGCTCTGATAGTGAGCAACACGCATCCCTATTCACCATACATCACCAAAGATAACTGCATTGCCATCAACCACCCAAGCGAATGGTCAGGAGCAATCAAGAGGCTAAACGATAACCCCAACCAAGTCCAAGATATAGCGGATTCGCTACACGAGTACGTGCAAGAATTCACGATGGACAAAATAAACCAACTGCGATGCTTTACATTGTGACCCCCTGCTCACGCCCCCGCAACCTCAAGCGGATGAAACAGTACATCCCCGATTGGGCTACGTGGGTGGTGATGATGGACGCAAATTGCGACTTCAAGGAAGCAACAGGCGCAAACGTAACCCACTACTCAAAGCGAACAGGCTATTGGGGACACCCGCTGCGCAACGAGTTCCTTGATCTATACCAAGACCAATTCACCGACAACGATTGGGTGTATTTTTTAGATGATGACAATATCATCCACCCAAAGTTCAACGAGCTATGGGATTCATTAAACCGACTTGACTGCTCAATCGCCACGTGGGGACAAGAGGGAAGGCTACGCCCTACTGATCGACCGAGAGTCGGCAACATAGACACCGCCTGTTTTATGTTCAGACCATACCAACTACCCAAGCTGCGCTTTGAGAAAATCTATGAGGCCGATGGGATGTATGCTAAAGCAGCATCCGAACAAGGAACACTCATCTGCGTAGATGCTTACCTTTGTTACTACAACGCACTCAAATGAAAAACTACAAAGACATTGAAGGGTGGTTCAACCACCAAGCAGCATACGACTTCCTGCTAAAGCAAGTCCCCGAAGGAGGCACGTTCGTTGAACTCGGAGCGTGGCTCGGCAAGTCCTCTGCCTACCTGTGCGACCAAGCAACACACCAACAAATCACAATCATTGACTCGTTCAAAGGCACGGCAGAATACATAGACTCCTACTACAAGCTCGCCAAGACCAAAGACATCTACAAGCTGTTCTTGGAGAATATGGGTGAGCGCAATTACAATGTAATTAAAGCAACATCCAAAACCGCAGCAAAGAAGTTCGCCAACGAATCCCTTGACGTGGTATTCATAGACCTTGACCACTCCTACGAGTCCGTAAAGGAAGACATCAAGCTATGGCTTCCCAAAGTAAAGAAGGGAGGCTACATAGCAGGAGATGACTACCACGAAAATTGGAGAGGCGTAATCCAAGCCGTAGATGAACTGCTACCCCACGCCACGTTCATTGACGATTGTTGGATCTACCAAAAGTGAAGAACCACACAAAGGTCTACCTGAAAGGGATGGGCTACGATACAACCGATTGGATCCCTTGCGAGGTATGCCAATCGCAGGCCGTAGACATCCATCACATCGAGGCTCGTGGAATGGGAGGCAGCAAAGAGGCGGACACCATCGACAACCTGATGGCTCTATGTAGGCAATGCCATAACGCATTTGGTGACAAGACCCAACACAAGGAGATGCTCAAGGCAGTCCACAACCATCACCTATCAAAAAGGGTTATTTAGTTGAAAAATACAAGGCTTTACAATGGCATTTGAAAAAGGAGTGAGTGGCAACCCTGCGGGTAAACCGAAGGGAGCAACAAACAAAACGACCAACAAAATACGTGAGGCGTTCCAAAACCTCATTGAAGACAATCTTGAGAATATGACCCTATGGCTGACGCAGGTAGCTGCTGATGACCCGAAGGGCGCACTTGACCTTCTGAACAAGATGGCGGAGTACACGACACCCAAGCTCGCTCGGGTAGAGAACTCCCACGAAGCAGCAGATGAACTCACCCAAATCAAAGTAGAGATTGTCCGTTCTGCAAGTAAAGACGAGTGAACTCTTTGAGAAGAACTACACCGCACCCACACGGATCGTAGTCAATCAAGGAGGCTCTCGTTCAGGAAAGACCTACTCCATCTTGCAGATGCTGATCGTGATCGCAATGCAAGAGAAGGGGAAGGTTTTTTCTATTGTGCGTAAATCGCTACCATCGCTCAAGATGACGGCCTACCGTGACTTCTTTGAGATCCTCAACAAACTTGAGTTGTACGATGAGTCACGCCACAACAAGAGCGATTACACCTACACCCTCAACGGCAACCTCTTTGAGTTCATCAGCCTTGACCAACCGCAGAAGAAACGTGGAGCAAGACGTGACTACCTATTTTGCAACGAGGCCAACGAGCTTTCTTGGGAGGACTTCTTTCAGCTCTTGGTTCGTACCACAGGCAAGATATGGATTGACTACAACCCATCCGATGCGTTCCATTGGATCTATGACCGCTTGCTGACCCGTGATGACGTAACGTACATACAAAGTACCTACAAGGACAACCCCTTTCTTGATGCCTCCATCGTAGCGGAGATTGAACGCCTTGCAACAACCGATGAGGACTATTGGCGTATCTATGGATTGGGTGAGCGTGGTATGAGCCGTGCCACCATCTTCCAATTCGGGATGAGTGACATACCATCAGACGCAACACTACTCGCTCACGGGATGGACTTCGGGTACACCAACGACCCGACCGCACTTGTGGCGGTGTACAAATCAGGAGACAACCTCTACCTTGACGAGCTGATCTATCAAACGGGACTCACCAACCCCGACATCAGCAACTACCTCAAGAGCCTAAACCTCGACCGCAGGTCAGAGATTTTCGCTGACTCTGCTGAACCCAAATCCATCGAGGAGCTAAATCGTATGGGATGGAACATAAAACCCACGCAGAAGGGCGCAGATAGCGTCATAGTGGGTATTGATGTGCTGAAGCGTCACAAGATATTTGCTACCCCACGAAGCAGCAACCTAATCAAGGAGCTTCAGAACTACAAATGGGTGGAGGACAAAAACGCCAACCTGCTCAACAAACCGATTGACGCATTCAACCACGCCATCGATGCGGTGAGGTACGCCACCTACAACAAGCTCTCGAAGCCCAATTACGGGCGGTATGCCATACGTTAAATTCTAAAAGTTATTTCATTGATGAAGCTCATTGTTCCAAATCAGATGAACGAGATCCGCCTGTCGGACTACCAACGCTTTGTGCGCTTGGAGGGTGACGAGGAGTTTCTATCACGCAAAGCCCTTGAGATCTTCTGCGGCCTGTCGATGGACGTCATTCTTCAGATGAAGGCATCGAGCTTGAACAAGATCAATGCGGTGCTGATGAAGGCGTTTTCGGAACGCCCACCCCTGAAGCAACGCTTCTTCATCGACAAGCAGGAGTTCGGGTTTATCCCATCGCTTGAGGAGATCACCGTTGGTGAACTCAACGACATCGACACCTACATCTCGGATTGGTCGCAGATGCACCGTGCGATGGCGGTGATGTTCCGTCCTGTGACCGCAACATTCGGTAGCCGATACGAGATAGAAAAATACGAGGGGTCGGAGAAGTACGCAGACAAGATGAAGGACGTACCCCTTGACATTGCCATCGGTGCGATGCTTTTTTTTTGGACTTTAGGAAACGATTTATCGATCGCTTCCCTGAAATCTTTGGGAATGGAGCAGGAGATGAATTTAGTCCCGCTGCACAATTTTCTCAAAAATGGTCTTGGGTCACCATCTACTATCAGCTCTCTAATGGAGACCCCCTCAAGTTCGGTCAAGTAGCAGAGATGTCAGCAGCATTCGCATTCACCTACCTCACCTTCGAAAAAGAGCGCATAGAAACGGAGAACAAGATCCTCCAAAAACAACTGAAAAAATGAGACAATTCTACGACATCACCACCAAGCTCAAGGACACCCTTGAAGCCAATAGCCAAGTCAACGTAGTGACAACAGGCGATGTGTACGATGTAGACCTCAACAAGCAGACGATCTTCCCATTGTCGCACATTATGGTGAACCAAGCTACGTTCGAAGGTCAGGTGGTTCGTATGAGCATCAGCCTCATTTGTATGGACGTGGTGGATGAGACCAAAGAGAACCCACGTGCGCAGGCAGAGCCATTCTACGGAACGAGCAATGTGCAAGACATCCTCAACACGCAGCTTGCAGTCATCAACGATGTGGTAGAGGAGCTTCGCAGAGGGCAGTTGTATTCCGACCTGTATCAGTTGGACGGCAATCCAACGTGCCTTCCGTTCACGGAGCGCTTCGAGAACCTGCTTGCGGGGTGGACTGCCACCTTCGATGTGCTGCTTTCTAACACCGAAATCTCTATCTGCTGATGCAACTCCGGCAGGATCTTGTCCGAGCAAGCCTTGAGAAGTTTGCCAATGGCGTAGTCGAGCAGGCGAAGGCTAACCTTGCCCGTGAGAACAAGAACGTCACAGGCAACCTTGCCAATTCGCTTCAGTACTACATTGAGGTGAACCCCAACTCAATTGCCCTGCAATGGAAGATGGACGAGCTTGCTCCCTATTGGAAGTTTCAGGACTACGGTGTAAAGGGCAAGACATCATCCAACAAAGCCCCCAACAGTCCCTTCCGATTCGGAACGGGGAGCAGCGGTATGCGTGGTGGCTTGACCCGTGCTATCAACCAATGGGTGCGTACCCGCAGATTTCAATTCCAAAGTCGTGAGGAGGGCAAGAAGGGTCAGTTCTTGAGCTACGATGCTACGGCATTCCTGATCACCCGAAGCATCTACAACAAGGGTATCAAAACAACGAGCTTCTTCACCAAGCCGTTCCAATTACAATTCGAGCAGCTTCCCAACGAAATTGCGCAGGCCTATGCGCTTGAGGTAGCTGACTTCCTACGATTCACGTTGCAACAACCAAGACAATGAGTACACCTGTCATAGCCACCCCAAGCAGCCTCGCAATGGCGAGAAGCCCGCAGTTCATCACGGGCAAGAACAACGCACTTGCAAACGATTCATTGGACTCAATGACGTTAAATCTTGCTATCTACACAGGAGCCAAATCAGCATCCGCCACAAACAACTACAACCTGTCAAAAGGTTACTCAATCAACGAGGTCATCAACTTTGAGGTGAGTGACTTGGTGCGCTCGGAGTTCTACCACGACTTCAGCATTTGGAATGACATCGGCTTCGTGCAGAGTCCACAAGGCGAATGCCTATGGGTGCGCCCACAAGGTACGTGGACATACTCGAACAACGGTGCGTCTCCTACTACTGCAACGTGGAGTTCAGGCACGACCTACGCATACATCACTACGGACGGATGGGCAACGATGACCAACATCGCACCTACGTCAGTAAGCCAAGCGGTGCTTGCAACAAGCCGTGATCGACAGGTGCAGCCATCAGCATACGAGGTACTCGCAATCTACAATAGCGAGGCAAATGAACTCGGAAGCATCCGCATAACGTGGGAGAGTGGAGATACGGGATTGCTGACAAACGTGGGCGGCACTACTACTCCACCAAGCGCAGCATCAAACAACACGCAAAACCTCGTAATCTACGCAGGAGTTGGTACGGCTAACCTTGAGAACAACCCCGACATTGAGGCTCAAATCAAACCAAGTAGTCAGGTGGGGAACGGAATAGGCAGCTACTATGACGTGATCTTGCTCAACGATGACGATACGCCAAGCGAGATCGCACGGGTGCGATACTACGTGGTGTGTGAGCCTAAATACACGCCCTATCAAATTGCCTTCATCAACCGCTTCGGTGTTGCTGATTTCATCACATTCTTTAAGCGCAGCGATGAGACGGGTACGTTCACGCAGGACTCGTACCAAAAGAGCATCTACAATGACGGCTTCACTACGCCATCACTTGAGGTGGGCAAGTACAACTCGTTCAATGTAAACTCACGCAACTCACTACGCCTGAACACGGGCTTCGTGGATCAGAACTACGATGAGACCATAAAGGACATCCTGATGAGTGAGTACGTTGCGGTGTTGGACGGCAGCAATTGGGTCAGCGTTGTGCCTGATCGTGGCAGCATCGAATACCAAAAAAGCGTCAACCAAAAGCTCATCAACTACACGATGACGTTCACCTATGCCTTTGACGAACGCAGCTTGGTACGATGAACAAGGTAGACCTATACGTCAACGACTTTCGACTTGACCTGTTTGATGACGAGGAGATCAGCATCAACCTATCGGTGCAGAACGTGCAGGACATCAGCAAGGTGTTCACGGACTTCACGCAAGGCTTCACGGTTCCTGCTACGCCACGCAACAACGAGATCCTTCAGCACTACTACAATTGGAATATCACAGGCTCGAAGGTAACCACCGAGACCGCAGGTAGTCCCGTATGGAATAGCATCGGCATCACGTGGAATAGTTGGGCTACTGCTTGGAACGCAGGAGCGTCTACAACGAGTGTGACCAACACCTTTGACGGACGCTTGCGTCAACCCGCAAGAATCGAGATCAACTCATTGCCATTCCGCACAGGGGTGATTGAGGTTGAGAGCGTACAAATCAAAGGCACGGAACCCTATGCCTACACCTTGACGTTCTATGGGGAATTGGTAAACCTCACCGACCTATTCGGTGACGACTACCTCTACGACTTAAACTTTAGCGCATACGACCACGAATACACCGATGACGAGGTGCGTATTCGCTTCATATCCGATACTGACGAAAACTTCTTCTATCCGCTGATGAGTCCCGTGAAGAATTGGTACTACGATTCAGACGGGGGTGACGTAGGGGATAGCAACATCGCTGACAACGGAGCAGGCGTACACGGCATCCATTGGTACGAGCTGAAGCCTGCAATGAAGGTCAAGGCAATTATTGACGCAATAGAGGCCAAGTACGGCATCACCTTCACGGGTGACTTCCTAACGTCAGTTCCGTTTGTTGACCTGTCGCTATGGCTACACCGAGCAGAAGGCTATCTATTCGCAAGCGGAAACGACATCGCTTGGACGCTGATTGACTTCACTCGCAACACGGGAAGCGGCAGCGACTTCAACCTCGCTACCGAGACGTGGACAAGCCCCGCAGACAACGACTACCAATTCGTGTTGACGATGGCGAGCTGCACGGAAGCATACGAGATTGGTATCTTCTTCAATGGGCAGATTCAAGCGTCAGCACTCATCGATGCGCACGTGACGAGCATTCAGCGTTCGTTCGACCTATATGTTCCTTTTGGATCTGATGTGCAGCTTGCTATCCGCCCACAGGCAACGAACTCCATCACGTTCCTGCCGACCGATTATAGCTGCGACACCCTTGACCGCACTACGGGTCTACCAATTGCAAATGAGTTCTCGGTTGACCGCACCACTTCGCAGACCGTCAGCTTCAGGCTGATTGTGTCTGACCTGATGCCTGAAATCCGTGTGACGGACTTCTTGTCAGGCATTATGAAGATGCACAACTTGGTTCTTGTGCCAAGCAGTTCTACCTCATTCCTGCTTCAGCCATTGAGCGAATGGTATGCTGATGGCACAAATCAGGACTACCAAACGTACTTCGACATCACGGAGTACTCGGTAAACCGCCCACCAATCTATCGTGACATTGAGTTCAAATACCAACCCACCGAGCAGATACTTGGATTCCAATATCAGCAGACCAACTCGGTAGGCTTCGGTGACCTGCGAGCAACATTCACTTTTGACGCAGAGAACTTCACGATTGACATTCCGTTTGAGTGTCCTTTGTTTGAGCGTTTGACCGATGAGCGTGATGGCAGCCTCACAACGGTACTCGTGTACAAGAGCATCACTACGGAAGCAAACGATGATGGTACGTTGAATCCATATGTGGGTGCGCCTGTTTTGTTCTACGGGTACTTTGATGCCGACTTCACCTTCTTTGATGAGCCTATTATGTGGGTAGATTCGGATGGAGTGACCACACGAACCATTACTAATTGTTGGTATGCCAACGTATCGAACCGCTACGACCAAACGCTTTTTCAGGCGAATAGTATGTGTTTTGGTGCAAACATCGACCCCTACTTTTTGCAGGTGGTCAAGAACGGACTGTACTACAACTATTGGGCGGAGTACATCACCACGCTCTACAACAAGAGCCGCAGGCTCGTACAGGTCGATGCGGTGTTGCCACTCGGCAAGATTCTAACCCTTAACCTGCAAAACAAGGTAATTTGGAACAATAGCCGATTCACGGTGAATTCGGTGTCAGTAAATATGACCACAGGCAAATGTCGCTTCGAGTTGCTCAACGATGACCAATCAACCACATCGGGAATCTACGCTACTCCTTCGGAGCCATTGGAACCATCAGTACCATCTTGAGTATGAAAAAAGGATTTATAGGTTATTTGGTAGACGTACTTCAGTCGGACGATTGGGTAGGTGTGAGTGAGAATGTTGAAATCGCAAAAGGCAAATACCATCTACCGAGCAATTGGCAAGACACCAAAAAGATAATTAGGAGGCAATGGCTGAAGAAGTAAATATCAACATAAGCATCACGACCAACGCTGCTCCTGCCGCTGACAAGATCACGAAGGAGCTTGATGGCGTAAAGAGAAAGGCCAAAGAGGTCAAGGATGAGCTTGCCGAAGCGTTTGACCAACCTGCTCAAGGTGATGGTAAAATCAAGCAAGGCACAAAGGACGTTGAAGCCCTAAAGAATACGCTTCAACCTATCAAGGGTCTGATCAACGACCTGACGGGTGGGATGTCGGATGCGTTCTTTCAGGCGTATCAGTCAGTCAAAGCAGCAACCGATGGAGTAAAAGGCCTTGACCTTGCACTTAAAACCGCTGCATTTGGTATCGCAATTCTCGTCATCCAAAGCCTGATTGAATTGTATGACGAACTGACCACTTCCGCAGAGGAGGAGGCAGAGGCTTTGAAGAAGGCTGACGAGGCCAAGAAGCAATACATCGAGACCACACGTCAGGCCGCTGACGCTATCGACAAGGAGCGCAAGGCACGTGAAGGCGCATCGAACGAGATCAAGCGGGAGATCGCAGAATTGGAGGCTTCAGGAGCAGCATCCGAGACCGTCTACGCAAAGAAAAAGGAGCTGCTCAACCAAGAGCTGCAAGACCTGATCGCAAAGCAGGCATTCCTGTACGATGACGCAGAGGCTCAAAAGCAAATCTCTCAAGACATCCTTGACAAGCAGTCAGCACTCCGTGTGCTTGATTTAGCGGAGGACAAGCGAGTACGTGAGGAGAAAGCAGCAGCCGCCAAGCAAGCAAAGGCAGATCGTGAGCGTGAGCGTCAGGAGGAGTTCAATCGCCTGAACGCTATCATCGTCAGCAACAACTATTGGGCAGACGAGCTTGCAAAGGCCGTTGAGAAGGGCAATGAGGCCGTCCGTGCAAGGGGTCAGTTTGCCGTTCAGTTGCTTGAATTCTACCAAGAGCAAATTCAGGATCTCGAAGATCAAGAGATTTGGGCAGAGGAGGAGCGCAAGATTCGCCAAGCCCGTGCGAGAAAGGCCGAATCGGATGCCGCAGAAAAGGCACGTCAAGACGAGTTAGCCAAAGAGAAGGCCTACCGTCAGTCGCTGCAAGACCTTGCCGTTGACTCTGCGCTTGGCACTATCGGTGCGTTGAAGGAGCTGAATGGCATCTACGACCAAAACAATAAGGAGGCATCAGAGCGAGCGTTTAATCGCAACAAGGCGTTGAGCATCGCAGAGACCATCGTATCAACCTATGCAGCCGCACAAAAGGCGTACACCTCGCAGCTAATCATCGGAGACCCCACGTCCGTTGTACGTGCGCAGATTGCTGCTGCCGTAGCCGTAGCAGGTGGTCTTGCCCGTGTTGCTGCTATTGGAGCGCAGAAGTTCACTTGGAGTGAATCACAACCTTCAAGCCCATCAATCAACTCCTCTGCCGCAGGAGGTGGTGGCTCCGTGCCTGCACCGCAGTTCAACATCGTTGGGCAGAGTGGCACGAATCAGCTTGCACAAAGCATCGGCAGTCAGTTCAACCAACCCATCCGTGCGTATGTCGTAGGTGGCGAGGTAACGACCGCACAACAATTGGAACGTCAACGAGTAAGAACCGCAACATTCGGATGAAACTAATCGAACTAATCCTTGATGAGACGATGGCCTTGACAGGCATCGATGCCATCAGCCTTGTCGAATACCCCGCTATTGAGGAGGACTTCATCGCACTCAACACGCAAAAGAAGCAGGTATTCGCAATGCAGAACCAAGAGAAGCGTCTGCTGATGGGTGCTGCTCTGATCCCTGACAAGCCAATCTACCGAACCGATGGTGAGAATGAGTACTATGTGTACTTTTCAAAGGACACCATCCGCAAGGCGATGGAACTGTTTTTCAAGAACGGCTACCAAAGCAACGCTACCATCGAACACGACTACGAGGTTGACGGCACTACGATTGTGGAGTCGTGGATCATCGAGGACGATACACTTGACAAGAGCCGTGCCTACGGCCTTGACCTGCCTGTTGGCACGTGGATGGTCTCAATGAAGATTGACAACGAGAGCATTTGGAAGCGTGTCAAAGATGGCGAGTTCAAGGGCTTCTCAATCGAGGGCTACTTCGTTGACAAGATGAACTTCAGCAAGCAGGAGCTTGCCAAGATCGAGGAGCAAGAGGCGGCTCTCATCCTATCGCAAATCGCCACCATCATAAAAAAGGATGGTCGTGTGGTAGAGCTTGAGTCGTTTGCTGACTACCCCGAATCGGTACGCAACAACGCCAAGCGTGGCATCGAGCTAAACGAGAAAAACGGAAACAAGTGCGCCACCGAAGTGGGCAAGATTCGTGGTCAGCAGCTCGCACAAGGCAAGGCTTTGTCGGTGGAGACCATCGGTCGGATGTACTCTTACCTATCAAGAGCCGAGACGTACTACGATGAGAACGACACGCAAGCCTGCGGAACCATCTCCTACCTTTTGTGGGGAGGCCTTTCAGGTAAGCAATGGGCAGAATCTAAACTGAAAGAACTCGGCAGGCTATGAGTACACGCAAGAACACTGCCATCAAAGTTCAGACCGATGTCATCAGCGATGCGGAGCGTCTGACGTATGCCATCGAAGAAGGCTCAATTGTACAAACCGAGACGGGCTATTGGATCGTGCGCAATGGTGAATGGGTAAACCTAAACATAAGCAACGCACAGGGGCTTGGTTGGGTACGTTGGGATGACAATCAGTACACCTCAAGCAACAAGCTCACGTTCGCAAATGGAGTACCTGCTCGCCTGCCTAATAACGGAGCAAACATCATCTCTTACTTGAATACTCCTGCTGATTTGTACAACCCCACCACAGGGCGTGTGTACGGCATATCGGAGAACGACACCTACATTGCCACCATCGTATTCAAAGCGAGCGCAGCAAACGCTCAACAAACCTACGGAGAGTTGCGCCTTGAGGGTGGCAACGGAACGCCCTACGAGCGTTTGGCATCAACAATTGCATTCCCAAGAGGCAACGATGTAGAGCATCCGTTTCACAACGTATTCCAATACTACGTTGACGAGGACTTCATTACCAACGGCAACTATTGGCAGTTGACGGCAGTAGGTGGTGCTATCCTCGTTTGGGATATTATATTCTTCATACAAAGAACTCAATCACGATGATCAGACCACAACGCCTTCCCATAGCCTCACCTCGAGGCGGAAACAGGGGATGCCTTTGCAAGGACAACACCTACTCACGCAAATGCTGCGATGGGTCGCTTGCTGCTCAAGGCATCGGCTCTCTCGTTGGTCAAGGCACAAGTGTCCGCATACGTGGCGAAGAATGGCAGGCCATCAACACCCGATGGGAGGCCACGAACACGCTATGGCAGGATCTCTAAAAATGTAACAATTCAACCAACCCTTTTTATTTAGTTAGATATGAAAGCAAATTCTATTCTGAACCGAATCCTTGCTGAACTCGCTTCCGTACGTGAAGTAAAGTTTGCAACTATGAACCTTGAGAACGGAGCCGTTCTTGAGGCTGAAGCCTTTGAAGCAGGCAATGAGGTTTTCATCGTTAGCGGTGAAGATCGTGTTCCTGCTCCTGTTGGTGAACACAAGCTCGAAGATGGTCGCATCCTCGTGATTGTTGAAGAAGGTATGATTGCCGAGATCAAAGAAGCCGAAGCTCCTGTGGAGGTTGAGATCGAAATGCAGTCAGAAGAAGCCGTTGCAGTAGCTGAAGAAGTTGCTTCAGAGGCCGTGTCTGAAGTTGCCCAAGAGGTTGTTGCCGTTATCGAGGTAGCAGTCGCTGAAGCAGTAGCTCCCCTTGTTGAGGAGATTCAGAGCGAGATGAAAAAAATGAAAGAGGCGATGGAAGCATACAAGCAAGAGATGGCTGCTGCAAAGCAGGAGTTCTCATCTCAAGCTGCCGCTAAACCCATCAAGCACACGCCCGCAACAAAGCAAGCCAACAAGGTTGAATTTAATCGTCCCGCAAAGTCGATTGACCGAGTCCTTGCACGTCTTAACAAATAATCAAATCAGAAAATGGCAACGACCACTTCTATCACTACCAACTATGCAGGTCAATTTGCGAGCAAGTACATCTCTGCCGCTTTGTTGTCTGCCGACACCCTTGACAAAGGACTTGTCGAAATCCTCCCGAACGTAAACTTCAAGACCACCCTTCAGAAGGTAGGTACTGACGACATCGTTAAAGACGCAACTTGCGACTTTACCGCTACGTCTACCCTGACTTTGACTGACCGTGTCCTCGAAGTAGAGCCGTTCCAAGTTAACCTTCAGCTTTGCAAGAAAGACTACTACGATTCTTGGATCGGTAGTCAGATGGGCTTCTCTGCTTACGATAGCATCCCTGCTTCTTTTGCTGACTTCTTGATCGCTCACGTAGCTGCCAAGACTGCTCAAAAGATCGAGCAAAACATTTGGAATGGTAACGCTGCAAGCGCAGGCGAATTCAGCGGATTCCTTTCTTTGATGACTGCTGACTCTGACGTTGTTGACGTAACGGCTACGACCGTAACGGCTGCAAACGTTATCACCGAGCTTGGCAAGGTTGTAGACGCTATTCCTGCCGCCCTTTACGGCAAGGAGGACTTGACCATCTACGTTCCGCAGAACGTGGCTAAAGCCTACGTTCGTGCGCTTGGTGGCTTCGGTGCTTCAGGTCTTGGTGCTAACGGTCTTGACAACAAAGGCACGATGTGGTACGGTGACCAACCCTTGTACTTTGACGGAATCCGTGTAGCTATGGTTAACGGCCTGCCTTCAAACAAGATGGTTGCTGCTCAAACGAGCAACCTGTTTTTCGGCACAGGTTTGGGAAATGAGAGAAACGAATGTCGTGTCCTTGACATGTCAGACCTCGACGGAAGTGACAACATCCGTGTGATCTTGCGCTTCTTCGCAGGTGTTCAGTACGGTATCGGTTCTGACGTAGTTCTCTACTCTTAATCCGAGTCATAGTTTAAACCACGAGGGGGTGTGGGTTCTGCCCCGCCCCCTTTTTTAATTTAAAAAAACAAAAGACAAATGGCTTGCGATTTACAACTTGGACGTGCTATCCCGTGCAAAAACGTAGTTGGTGGTCTCCGTGCGGTATATTTTGCCGACTTCGGTGACGTTCCTTTCAGCGCAATCAGCTTCGCTGATGCGACTGCAACATACGATGAAATCACCGACATCAGCGGAACCTTCACCGTTTACAAATATGACTTGAAAGGCAACTCATCTTTCGAGCAGGCTTTCAATGTTAGCCGTGAGAATGGTACTACCTTCTTCACCCAAACCCTCAACCTGACCTTGACCAAGCTCACGAAGCAGGACAACAAGCAGTTGAAGGTGATGGCCTACGGTCGCCCACAGGTATTTGTGGAAGACTACAATGGCAACTGCTTCCTGATGGGTATGCAGTATGGTGCTGAAGTAACGGGTGGAACCGTTGTGACGGGTGGTGCTATGGGTGACCTATCAGGCTACACCTTGACGTTGGAAGGTCAGGAGAAGGCTCCTGCCTACTTCATCGAAGGTGCAGTTCAGAACAATCCTTTTGCGGGTTGTACTGCTAACGTTACGATTACCACAGGTACGAATTCTTAACGTATCTTAGCCGTGCGCTACTGAACGGAGTAGAGCAATGGATGGAGAGAGGGGGGCGAAAGCCCCTCTTTTTTTATACAAAAACTTAAGGCGAGGTTATTTAGTTGAGATGCATATTTTACAAGTATCGGCTTCGCCTCAATCAATTACAATCATCCCACGCTCCTATCCTGCGAGCGTTACGATTCAACTGATTGACGAATCAACAAACACAACGGCAACACCTGCGGTGACGGCTGCCTCTGCGAATGGTTTTATGACCCTTACAGGCACTTTCTCGTTGGTGAACAACCGCTTCTATGGTTTGAAGGTTTTTAACGCAGGAAACCTAATCTATCGTGATAGGGTTTTCGTAACTTCACAAACCGAATACGACAAATTCACGGTCAATCAAAATGTCTACACCGAAGAAACAAGCTACGACAACGACTACATCATCATCTAAAGTCCACGTAGTCAATTTAAGCTCCTACACCACCCCTGCCATCAAGGAGGTGCAGGGCAAGGAATGGGTTGAATATGGTGATGACAATGACTACTTTCAGTACTTAATTGACCGATACAACGGATCACCAACCAACAACGCCCTGATCAATGGCGTGGTGGACTTCATCTATGGTGAGGGGTTGGACGCTACGGATTCAGCAAAGAAGCCTGCGGAGTACGCAGCGATGAAGGGACTCCTTCACAAGGACTGCATTCGCAAGATCGTAGCCGACTACAAGATGATGGGTCAATGCGCCCTTCAGGTTATTTATAGCCGTGACCACAATACCATCGTAGAGGTAGAGCATATCCCCATCGAGAGCCTACGTGCCGAGAAGTGCAACGAGGAGGGTGAGGTTGAGGCTTACTACTACGCTAAAGATTGGTCGGATGTTGCGCAACGCAGGGAGACCCCTCAACGCATCCCCGCCTTCGGCTTCAGCCAAGAGGCGATTGAGATCCTTTACATCAAGCCCTACCGAGCAGGATTCTACTACTACTCACCTGTCGACTATCAGGGTGGCTTGCCTTACGCAGAGCTTGAGGAGGAGGTTGCCAACTTCCACATCAACAACATTCAGAACGGTCTTGCGCCTTCGATGCTCATCAACTTCAACAACGGAGTACCGAGCGAGGAGGAGCGCAGGCAGATCGAGATGCAGATTGCGCAGAAGTTCAGCGGCTCATCCAACGCAGGCAAGTTCATCTTGGCGTTCAACGACAACAAAGAGCTTGCTGCTACCATCGACCCCGTAATGTTGAGCGATGCTCACAACCAATATCAGTTCCTGTCGAGCGAGTCGATGCAGAAGCTGATGGTTGCCCACCGCATCACTTCACCGATGCTGATGGGTATCAAGGACAACACAGGTCTCGGAAACAACGCAGAGGAGCTAAAAACGGCCTCTATCCTGTTTGAGAACATCGTCATCAAGCCGATGCAGGAGACGATCCTTGACGGATTGAACAAGATCCTATCGTACAACGACCTGCGTCTGAACGTCTACTTCAAGACCCTTCAGCCCCTTGAGTTCACGAACCTTGTGGTTGAAGATGCTGAAGTCGTTGAGGAGGAGACGGGTATCAAGGTCACCGAAGCAACGCCTGTCGGTGGTGTTCCTGCTGAAGCTCAAGAGGAGCTGATTCAGAAGGAAGCATCGTACAACGGTGCGCAGATTGCAAGCTCGCTTCAGATTATGCAGAGCGTAAAGGATGGCGTACTCACTACCGACCAAGCTATCACGTTCCTTGTGCAGATGCTTCAGTTTGATCCGCAGGTAGCGAAGGCTCTCTTTGCGGGCAACTCGGCAAACGTCATCACGCAGATGAAGTCACACAAATTCAAGCAAGAAGTACCTGAATTCACCCACGAAGAAGAACACAAGTGGATTGAGGCTCTGCGGGGAAAGGGTGAGGTCGTTGACTTAAACGAATGGGAACTCGTCTCTGACGAGGTAGTCAGCGACCCCGACAATGAGGATGCCCACCTCGCCAAGCAGTACAACTTCGCAGTTGAGGACTTCAGCAATGCTGATGACCGCAGCCGCTTCGACAGTGGCCTGTACAAGATACGCTACGCCTACACCCGTAACCTGTCGGCAAATAGCCGTGAGTTCTGCCGTGAGATGGTAGGAGCAGCAAACGGGGGAGTCGTATTCCGCAAGGAGGACATCGATATGATGAGCTTCAGCGGTGTCAATGGTCAGTTTGCTCCCGAAGGGCAAAGCGTCTACTCTATTTGGAAGTGGAAGGGCGGAGCCTTTTGTCACCACGCTTGGAGGCGTTTGGTGTACTTCCGCAAGCGATCAGGAGGCAAATTCCTACCGAACGAAGGTCTTGACAACGACAAGATCGTATCTACGGAGCAGGCTATCAAAGACGGAGTTCCTACGAGCAAGCTCGTCCCGAACGCTTGGGATGAGGCTCAAACCCGACCAATCGACACACCCTCACGGGGATCACTTAAATACGGATAAAAAATAATGGCTACGGCACTTTGGATCAAGCGAGAGGATTTAGTTCGGCAAACTGCTTTAGGTGGTAACGTCGACCAAGACAAATTTTTGCAATTCATTAAGATTGCGCAAGAGATCCACATCCAAAACTACACAGGCACGAAGTTGTACAACAAGATTAGCGATGACATCATCGCAGGAACGCTTGCGAATCCCTACTTGGCGTTAGTCAACGACTACCTTCAGCCTATGCTGATTCACTATGCGATGGTTGAGTACTTGCCTTTTGCTGCGTACACTATCGCCAATGGTGGTGTATATAAGCACACAAGCGAGAACTCAACAAGCGTAGAGAAAAACGAGGTTGACTTCTTGGTGGAGAAGGAGCGCAACATTGCGCAGTACTATACTGACCGCTTCATCACCTATA